TCAATTTATGTCGCGTTCCGAAATCAGTTTAAAAATCCAGCCTTTTTTATCACAACTGACTCTAGCTGCTTCCCACTTTTTCATATTAATTCCATATGTAGCAGCCATTCGAAGATACTTTTTTGAGATTTTCCCATTCTTATCCTTCGGAGGCGGAAGCGTTTGTGAATGTGGTTTAATTTCTACAAGAAATGTTAATATTTTTCCAGATGCGTCTTTACGTTCGAACCATATATCGGGAAAATATCTATGAGATCTTCCGGTAATCGGATTAACATAGGATACAATCATAAACGACTCCTCAGAAGCATATCGCACAACCTGTGGATGATTATCGAGGTACATTAGTACTTTAAGTTCTAGTGATGAGCGGTACACTATATCTGCTACACGCCCTTTATATTTCTCAGGATGCTTAGGTTTAAAGTATCCTTGTTTATATCCTGCCATGTCTTGCCATAAATAGTTAATTCAATACTAACTATTTATCAGGATTACATGACACAAGCACAAAATGTAGTTGAAAATAACCGAGCTCAAGCCGGCCTTCAAATGGTTCAGCATCCGTCTGACTTGGGCCCTTTCTTCTTATCGATGGATTTCTATGACTATAGAGCAGCCTTTGGTCAGACGGCATCACCACATAACTCAGCGAACAACATAAGCCCTGTTCGTCGCCTGTTTAATGCTGATCGCACGAGTGTAGATAATCAAATTAAAAAGAGTTCATTCGCAAAGATTAAACTACCTATACCTGCGAATCTATCAGACAATTACCGAACACAATGGGAAGATATTGAGCTTGGGGGATTCGCAGGTATTGCTTCTGATATATACGCGACGACTGGTGCCTTAATTAACGCCGGTGGTCTGAATGAAAATGCTGGTGGTGGATCTGGAGAAGAAGGCGAGGCCGGTGGAGCATCTGGAATTATATTAGCCGCCCTTAGAGGAACTGCTCAAGGAATAGGTCGTCAGTTGATTAATGAGACGACGATCGGTAACATATTCGATCTTGCGACAGGTACAGCTGTTAATCAAAACCTCACGGTTGCATTTAGAGGGCCGACTCTTAAATCACACCAATTTAAATGGAGACTAGCACCTAAAACTGTTGAAGAGTCTAACAACATCAAAAAGATTATTGGTATAGTCAAACGGGCGAAACACGCATCACAATTTGCGTCTGAATCAACTACGATTCTTAGATATCCTTCAGAATGTCTACTAATGTTTGTATCAGCTAGTCCAAACGCAAAAGATTTTCTATATCCAATGAGGCCTTGTGTATTAGTGGATTTCAGTATAAACTATGCACCGAATGGCGGATTATCTCTTCACCAAGGAGATGGATATAATGTTACGGTCGTAGAAATATCTATGACCTTTAAAGAGACTTCATACTATACACGTGAATCCTTTGACAATACACTTGAATACGGGTACGATGGGCTTAACACTGCAGACTTGATGCGCGCTGGTTCTATACAATACGATGAACAAGGCGCACCGCCCCTATCATCAGAGAATCCTCCAGTTGCTCCTCCTACTCCAGCACAGACAGCTCAAGCACCAGCCGCTGTTGCAACGGCTGCTAGAGAAGCCGCTGTTGCAACTAATCCATTCCTCAGTCAGCGTAGAAACTAATGGCCAGCTATTTTACTAACTTTCCATCTATAAAATATCGTGACCGATATGCCCCTAATATCCTCGCTTCTATACGGTTAGCATATAACGTATTACAATCGAGTCAAATATATCATCCATTTGTTATAGCGGAAGGCGATAGACCAGACACAGTAGCAAATCTATATTACGACGACCCTGAGGCTGATTGGTTAATATATCTAGCGAATAATTACGTAGACTTAAACAATCAGTGGCCGTTAACCGCCTCACAATTAACTACCTTTATTGAACGTAAGTATGATGGGTTTTCAGGAGCTAGTCAAGTACGACACTATAATTTGAAACAAAACATTCCTAGTCTGGCGCAGGAACAATTTGATAATATTCCAGACGACATGCGGAAGTATTGGGTTTGGAATAACAATACTCAAGTATACGATATCACTAATATGTATGTCGAATTAACACCTGCTTCATATGCTGCGTTAACTGTACGTGAACGGATATATTGGACACCTCATACACACTATGACTATGAGTTTGAACGTAATGAACAAAAACGAGTAATCAAACTCATCGATCGCCAATATAAAGGCACACTAGAGGATGCTCTAAGGAAAGCTGTAAATGACAGGTAATATCTTTCAGGGTCATGAAAAGGTAGAGTTAAAAACCGTCACGTTAACATCCGCGGCGAGTCGCAAACGTATTGATATAAAAGCGCTTGTGCGTAACATAGATGTCTTTTGTTCGATTTTCACTCCAGTAACAACAGCTCGAGTTCGTGTAATAGATGCGACGGGTATGGTACAAAATCTTCCGATATTAGGTGAGGAAATCTTAGAGCTAGTTTTTAAATCCCCAAACAGGGAAGAGTTCGCTAGAATATTTCACGTATACGGTATTGAAAACCAAGAATACAACGACAACGGCGCCGCGATTTCCTTTACGTTGAAGCTTGCATCTATCGACAATTTTAAAGCGACTGCTACTACAATCAACAGAGGCGATCGGAAGAATATACATGAGTTGGTGCAGAGTATTCTAACAGAGAACTTACAAACAGAAGCGGACGCGAATATAGAAAACACTAATGGTGTTGAGCATATTATTATACCTAATTGGAGTATATGGGAATCTATAGAGTATCTACGAAAGCGTGCTGTATCATCTGAATACATCTCTCCGTTCTTGTTTTTTGAGAATCAAGACGGATATCACTTCCTATCTTATGAAAAGCTTATTGAGCAGCGACAAGAGAAAGCCGAGACGCTCGTATTTGTTAATGAAAGCTTTAAACCTGGGGCAGGTGAAGGCGCCGACCGTATTACAGTTTTGGAAAACCAAATTAGGAATGTTACTCAATTTGAGGTTATAACCCGTGCAAATGCTATAACACAACTACAAAACGGAGGCCTCAGCTCACAAGTAACTACGTATGATCCATTTACACGAACTTCGAAAACATCTGCGTATAGTTATACAGATTTAAGTACACTAATTAAAAAACCTCTTGTTGATGGATTTCACCCTGAACACTCTGAGTCTTTTGCAAACAACATAAGCACTCCTACAATACGAACAACATTAGCGGTTGACACTACGAATGAAAACTACTTATCACAAGAAGCGGCTGGAGCGAAACAGCTATTCGCATCGGCGGTCGGATCAACCTGTATTGGGTTTACCGTACATGGAGATTCAAGTCTACAAGCTGGAGACATAATAAAGTTCATCGGCCCCGCTCGTGCTGAATCGCCTGAACCCGATAAGCAGATAACAGGTAACTATATCATCGGAAGTCTCAAACACGGATTGTTAGATGGTGCAATGTATGATACTATAGAAGCATATCGATTTGGATTCGGCGAAAGCTTAATAACTACAGCGGAAGAGAGTACATAATGCCGATTGAGAATATAGGTAGCGTTGTTTGGTTTGGTAATGTAGTGGATCGTGTCGATCCTGAAAATGCCGGGCGATTAAAGGTACGTATTATAGGTGTACATGGAGACAACATCGGAGACGATATGTTGCCGTGGGCTCTTGTAAGTCAGCCTATCACATCTGCAGCAACACAAGGAGTTGGTTCGGCCCCGGTAGGTGTTCTAGTCGGCACTCAAGTATGGGGATTCTTTCTAGACGGGCAAAATAAACAAATGCCTATTATCAACGGATCTATTGGAGGAATATCTGACGTAAATCCTATTGCATATGGAACATCATCACTCGACAAAGGTACTGGGCATCTTGAGCCTGCTTCACAATATGCTGCTGCTTACCCATATAACAAAACAACGACGACAGAAGGTGGCCATGTCATTGAAGTAGATGATACCCCTGAAGCTGAACGGATTCATGTATATCACAAAGCCGGATCATACTATGAGATGAACCCCGATGGATCTGTAGTAACGAGAACTACCGGCGACTCCTTCGATATTGTAATGAAGGACAAAACAATATCAGTCGCGGGCGACTTGAAAGTTGTTATTGCAGAGAACGCTACCATACAAGTTGGCGGAGAAGCGAATATACTGGTTGAAGGTGCGTTGTCTGCCATGTCAGAGACTGCAATAAAGATACAGGCTCCCGTAATATCAATATTAGAACTCGATACACCGCTTGATTTAGATGTTGCAAGAAATCAGTCTCATGTTCAACAAAACGGAATCCTTGTATTGTTTGATGATGAGATTCCGCAAGGTGGATCTGTTGACTCAACTCTACTTGCTGAATTTCCATCGCCTCCGGTTTCGAATACTCCGTCAGAATCTGGTGATACAGCCGCAACTGCTAGACCGTCTCGTAGAGTATCATGCTTAGATCTACAAATTACCGGTAATTCGATACCGCGTGGTTCACCATTATACAATACGAAGCTATCCAGAAACTTTACACTCGGATCAATGACGACGAATACAGTATTAAGTAAGACGGCAGTACGTGCACAAAACGGCATTTCAGCTGACGATTTAGTATGTAATCTCAAAGCGGTAGCGGAAAATATACTAGAGCCTGTTCGTGCTCGATATCCCGGATTTAACATTAACTCAGGGCTTCGAGCCGGAGCTGGTAGATCGCAACATCTACGCGGCCAAGCAGTCGACCTTCAATGGCCAGGTAAGAGCAATAGAGAAATGTTTGAAATGGCAAAATGGATCAGTCGCAATCTACCTGTTGATCAGCTTATTGTCGAACACGGACGGCGTCTTTGGTTACATATTAGCTACAATAGAACTGCATCATCACAGCGAGGAAAGCTTACAACCATGATAAATAACCGATACACAAACGGATTATCTCTACACTACTAGGAATCATATGCTTACACAAGATAAAGTCATATATTCGGATTTTTTAATAAATTTCGAACGGCATCCAATCAACAAGGACCTTGTACGTAACGTAAACGAAAGTGCCGTTCGCCAAGCCTTGAAAAATATTGTGATGACAAATCGAGGAGAGATTCCATATCAACCGACACGAGGTTCGAACGTTCGTCGATTCTTGTTCGAACAAATGACACCTCAAACCTCGCACGATATTAAAGAAGATGTGATACAGGCGATTATGAATGAAGAGCGCCGTATAGATTTGATTGGCGTTACAGTTGAGCCTAATTATAATGAACAACATTATACTATAGTAATTGTATTTTCTATTTTAAACCAGGTAACACCACAATCTGTTACTATAACACTAGAGAGAATTAACTAATGCCCGCAAACACATCAATTCTTCTAGCAAATCCTGATTTCTTTAGTATCAAGCAAAGTTTGAAACTAAACCTACAAGATCAGGTACAGTTTAGAGATTATAACTTTGACGGTTCGAACCTCAATGCTTTGCTTGATGTGTTGGCCACTAACACATATCAGGGTGCCTTCATGAAAAATATGTTGGCGTCAGAGATGTTTTTAGGTACATCACAACTATCAAATAGTATATATTCTCACGCGAAAGAGTTAACATATGTTCCTAGGAGTGCGAAGTCAGCATCTACAACATTAACTCTTGAAATAACAACTCCAAATCAACCTAGTGTTGTTATAGTACCGAAAGGCACTCTGTTCACAGGAACAGCTGGGGCGCGGTCTCTGGCGTTTTCTACAAGTCAAGCGTATACGCTTGAGCGTACACCAGCTGGCATATACGCTGGTGATGTTGTTATATATGAAGGCCTCTATGTAACTGATGTGTATACCGTTACTACAAAAGACAGATTTACTATTAATAACCGCAATGTCGATACAGAAAGCTTAGAAGTAACAGTTACTGATAATACCGGGACGACAATATTTACAAAGCAAGATAGTATTATCGGGCTACAATCTTCTACATCTCCAGTATTCTATATATCCGTTAACTACAAAGGGCTATTTGAAATATACTTTGGTGATAATATCGTCGGTGCTACCCCCTCTACTGGGTCTGTTATTAATATCCGGTATAGAGTTACATCAGCAGACCTTGGTAATGATGTAGGTCAGTTTAGAAATTCAGCAAATATAAGTGGCTATACTGGGGTGCGTGTTATAACACAAACTCTAACAGCTGGCGGCGCCGCAATCGAGAATGCAGAAATAACCCGCAAGTATGCTCCACTAGCGAACCAAATAAGAGACCGAGCCTTTACTGAGGATGATTATATAATCCTTTTGAGGCAAGCGTTCCCTGAAATTCGCGCCATA